CCATAGTATTGTTTAACAAGGTCAAGGTTACTAATCTTATCTTTTCGCATCCACGGAGAGAATCTCTTCCGTTTCCTGAGACTATTTAGATAAAAATTATATTGCATATCCCTATCTAAAGCAGGATATTTGTTCATTTCATTAGCAAAGAGTATGCAATCTAGGTGTGCAGATAAGCATTTGTTAATAATATAGGGAGGATAATCTTTAATCGCATTAGGATCTTCTGTAAGATTCTCCTTAGTCTGGTTGATTGAATTCAACCATTCCTTCAATTCAGTTTTCATTAGATTTGTGGTCCAAAAGACATTCCATCAAAGACGGCATTAACGCCAACGACTTTAGCGTTTGGATTTCTTGCAAGAGCAACTTGTTTTGCCTCTTGATAATCCCTTGCCATAACATCCTCACTAAAGAGAGTGCCAGCAACGTATAGTTGTACTCTACATTTCATTTTTGTCTTGGGTAATAAACTTCAACATAAGATTCACATGTGGGGCAATGTAAATTTGTTACAATTGAGTAGTCCTCCTCTACACCGTAGTCTTCACCACTAAAATCTGCACCCCAGATGAGTTCAGTATTACAATGCCAACAATCCATTATTCTACCTCCGAATTAATAAAAGTAAATCCATCAGTATCCATCTCATCAATAAAATTACCTGATAATGGGTTACGTATTTCCTTAGTAGTATTCCTCAAAATCTGTCCACCATAACCAATATTGTCTCTGAACTTATCAGTCTTAATGTCACTAGCAAGACCATCGTTTCTACGTGTTCTCAACTGTGATATCATTCCACGTTCATAATTAAACAAAAGAAGTTCCTTTCTCTCCTTCTGACTCTCTTTATAAGTATCAGTAGATCTCATAGTATATGTTAGATCATACTCTTGTGCTTCCCATTCAGTAGCAAACCGATTCTTAACCAACTCACTACTATTGTAAGATATTAATTGATGAGCACAAGTTCTACTACATATTTCAGCAAACCGATCATGGTCAAACCCTTTATGCATTCCACCCTTCTTACCATATAAGTTATCCTTAATATCATAAGGAGGATCTAAGTACATAAAGCAATCACCACCCTCATACATTAACTCTTCATAATCCTTATTCGTAATTCTCCAATACTTAATAAGTTCTTGATAATCATCTAATCGCTTGATTCCAGCGAGTGAGAAGTTGGATTTGCTTGCCTGAGCACTGAAGGAGGAGGACTCAGATAAACCACTAAAAGAGCACTTATTGATAATATAAAAATTAACTGCCCTGTCCAAGGGGGTAGCTTCTTTGTCATACAAATCCTCCTTTGCTTTTAAAAATAATTCTTTTGCCTTTTCCTGAGTCTTATTAGCATTCTTAAGTTTAACTAATCTCTTTCTCATCTCTACACCATCTGCTCTCAACTGTTGCCAGAAGTTTGCTAGAGGTTCATATAAATCATTAACCCAAATCTCCAAGTGTGGATACTTCTTTGTAACATGAAGAGCAAATGATCCACCACCTAAAAATGGTTCACGATACTGTTTATATCTACTACCAAGAGATAAGTTAGGTAAAAAGTTATTCATCTTATCACAAGCACGAGACTTCCCACCAGGATATCTGAGGGGTGTCTTTAATAAACTTACCTTGTTTTTAAGTTGAAAAACTTCAGGTTTTGTATGTTGATGTACGGGCATAATAAAACTTCTTCTATGATTATTTAGAGGATAGTCTCTAGAGAATTTAAAAGTTCTCTAGCAGTTATCTCCTTCTCACTAGGTTTAATTCCTTCAGCAAGCATTGTATAATCTCCTTCCAGAAGTTTAAACGTTGCACCTGCACCGTCACACTCCGCTCTGGAATATACAATATCCCATGTAGTAACACCTATAGACATCTTCTTAGTATCTACCAGAAGCATATACTCAAATGTCTTTTTAAGATCTTCTCTTTTTAATTCGTTGTTCTTTTTTTGACCTGGTCTTTTATTAATAAGAACCACTCTCTTACAAGAACCATTTTTATTAAAAAGTCCAAGACTACCTTTCATCTCATAAGGAACACCATTGGTGTCAAAAAAATCCTTACCGTCCTCATGATCTCCAACATATGTTAGTTGACCACCAGAATGCTTCTCAAAGGATTTCTCTTGTAGATAAGTCCTAAGAGGACGGAAGGCATTAGTTTTTAATTCTGGAGTATTAGTTGCATCAACACATCCAAAAAAACTATTCAAATCACAAAGGTTAATGTCAATCATTAGGGAACAATAATACCGTCTTGTACACTATCTGGTTGGACAATCTTACTAAATTGATTCTTGTAATGATCCACTACTTGTTCTGCAGGATCAGCAACATAAATTACATGTTCCTGTTTAACAGTAATATCCTCTACAGGACTACTGAGAAGAGGACACCATGAGGCAAATCCAATATTACCATCCTTAGTTGGGACAGCAACGATTGCACCACGGAAGGTTACAGTAGAATCATTCTCATCTACAACATCTGCTATAACATCTTCAGATGTACTTAAACGAACGATCTTTACGTTCATGTCATTTCGGTTTCTTGCTTCAGTCATTTAAATTCGCATTCACACATTAGTTCGGTTAAAGCCGCTAGAAGGTTGATCTCTTGATCAGCAACAAACGCTATCTGATATTGATACTTTGCAATAATCAGCACGGCTGCAGGTATGCTGCTTGGTACTAGAGAACCGTACATACAATCGTAGATTCTCCTAAGGATAAGAGCAGGATCATTATCCAGATTCTGGACTACCCATTTACGGACTTCCGTAAAATTCTTAACCTTTAAATTTTTTACTAAATCCTCAGTTCTTACATCACCAAAGGTTGCAAGAATTGCAGAATCTATTTTTCCTCCAACGGAATATCGTTGACATTCGTTGAGGACTCTTCTCCAATCGGGGAAGTGTTTGTTGATGAGTTCTGCGAGGACTTTCTTATCAGCTTCAACCCGTTCTGTGTCCAAGATGGATACAAGTCGTTTGAAGAATTGTCCAGCGATTGCTGGTTTTTGTTTTCCTGTGATTGAGAACTCGATGACGGAGCATCTCGAATGGAGGGGCTCAATGATTTTGTTCTTGTAGTTGCAGGTAAAGATGAATCTACAGTTGTTTGAGAATTCTTCGATACTTGCTCTAAGTAAGAGTTGTACATCGGATGTTGTGTTATCTGCCTCATCAATGATGATGACCTTGTGCTTCGCCTCCGAAGACAGCGATACAGTAGATGCAAAGTTTTTTGCATTGTTACGTACCGTATCGAGGAATCGTCCCTCGTCTGATCCGTTAATGACATAGAAGTCTACTCCCAATTGATTGCACAGTGCTTTAGCAACTGTAGTTTTACCACACCCAGCAGGGCCAGATAAAAGTAAATTAGGTACTTCACCCGCTTCCAAAAACTCAAGAAAAGTTTTCTTGGTTGCTTCTGGAAGGATACATTCTTCAATAGTCTTAGGTCGATATTTTTCAACCCAAAGGAATTCATCCCTCATAATTTCTCAATCTCACATAATAAGGTGCTAGAGTCCAAGTACTAAAGGTGTTATCAGTAATACCTCTCTCTAGATTTAACTCTTGGAGCATTCCCCAATCGCCATCATCCCCAATAAGGATCTGAACCCATTGTACACCATCTTCAAGTAATTGCACAGCCTTATCTTGAGCAGCAGTCCAATCATCATATTTATTTTCAAAAGTGATGTTCTTAGGATAAGAATCATCTAATCCGCATACTTTGTACATTGTCATTTGGGTTCCAGTGTCGAATTACACCAGCAGTAATAAAGCAATTAGTAACAAGATAACTAACAAAGATAATACTCCTAATAACGCAGACTGCATTATCGTACTTTGCAGTTTTAGTATCCGAGAAACTTCCCAAGGCATACTTCCATACCCTCCATAATTTAATCATTTTTTTCTATTAATCCATCTAATGATGGTATTTCAATTAAGTTGCGGTACTCTTCATGTAGTTCACACCCAACATAATCCCTATTTAGAGACCTTGCAACCCTAGCAGTTGTACCAGATCCCATAAATGGATCTAATATAATATCCCCAGACCTACTACCTGCCTTTATACATGGTTCAATAAGATCAGGTGGATACACTGCAAAGTGAGCACCTTTATATGGTTTGTTAGTTACCTTCCAGACAGATCTTTTATTCTTTGTTCGATATGATTTTGTAAGACCTGTATGTGGTGATAATCCTGTTCCTTTGTTGTGGTACTTTCCGTTTGTCCTATCCCTAGTTCCCCAGTCTTTTGCTGGTTCTTTGATCGCTTCATTGTCATAATAGTATTTTTTATTCTTGCTTAGTAAGAAGATATATTCATGAGATTTAGTACATCTATCTCTTACCGACTCTGGCATAGGATTTGGTTTATGCCATATAATATCCTGACGTAGATACCACCCATCTGCTCTAAGAGCAAAGGCAAGCATCCAAGGAATACCAATTAAATCCTTCTCCTTTAATCCTTCTAATTTATTACCACGCTTATTACACTTATCTGGTAAATCTTGTTTAGTTTTACTTACCGACTGCTTAGGATATGATTGTCCTTTACCAGGTCTGTAGTTATAATAACTATCACCTATGTTAACCCATAATGTACCATCATCAGTTAGGCAATCTCTTACCAAACTAAAAACTTCAACTAAGTTTTGTATGAATTCTTCAGGTGATTGTTCTTGACCTATTTGATTATCTTCTCCACCATAATCCCTAAGACCATAATAAGGCGGTGATGTTACACACATCCTCGCCTTATCGGTGTGAGACGCAAATTGTTTTAAGGTCTCTCTACAATCCCCATAGAGGATAGAATTTCTCATTAACTAAAGGATGAATCAGGTTCTAAGGCAATGAAGTATGTAAGTTCATAATCCTTACATCTAAATCTAGATAATAATTTCTTAGATACTACTACATCATATGTACCAGGTATAATCTTAATGTTCTCTACTTTAAAGTTGAATATAAACTCATCACTTGTCTCACCAACTGTAATGGCAAAATCATTAGATGTATCATTCTTCTTATCTCTAGCAACAATCTTTACTACACCATTCTCACCAATAACAGATAAATCAGGTAACTGATAAATTCCTGCTGCTTTAAGCAAACGATCTAACTGTTGGGTGTTCAACTCAAAAGATACATCTTCACTAGGAAGATCTAAGTTCTTATCAGGAGGTGTAACTATTACACTAGGATCAGCAAAGAAGTATTTGGATCTCATCCTACCTTCTTTAATAACCACATGTCCTTGGTTCTCAAAGTCCAAATCTGGATTCTGGTGCAATCCCATACCATTAAGGAATTGATTCAAATCATAAATCCCAAAATCTTTAGGGAACGATTCATTGACTTCTGCTTCTGCAAGTATGTTCTTCATTACAGAAATGGTACGAAGTTTACTACCCTCTTTAAAAAGAATAGATTGATTGATGTTGCTAAAATTCTTGAGTAGATTAATAGTCTTATCAGAAAGTTTCATAACGAGTGTTAGTATAATCAGGTTCTTTAGTGTTACCACTGAAGTAATAAAGGAGTAAGCAATAATGCATTGCTTTTAGGATGTCCTGCTTTGCAGATCCCTTCTTATCATAGCGACTCAAATACTTAAGTGCATTAGAGCGACAAAATGATTCTGCATCCCCTACAGAGTGAATAAGATCAAGGGTTTGAGTATCAGAATTCTTATTTGTATAATGTCCTCTATAAGTAGAAGAGACATAATCTTTAAGATCTGCAATACCTTTATCTTCTTGGTATTTGTGAGATTTATATCCTAAATCTGGTTGAGGTTTTGACTCCTCATATTCAGTTTTATCTTCTCCAAGAAAAGGTGTATTAGTTGGTAAAGTAAACTCTACTGCATCATTAGAAGCAAATAAATCTGACTTTGCCTTAGCATCCTCAAGTGGAGAAGTATCAGTACCAAAGGTAACAACATCTTTTCCATAAAGATCAAAACCACTAGTATCAATGTTAAT